TGAATACTTCCGGCAAGCGGTTAGGAATCTTGATCGTGCTATTAACGGTCGCGAGTCCGAATCACAGCCAACCTTATTTGATTGATCCTTCTCAGGTCGGTTCGCCTCGGCTAGGTGCTTGCTGTTTGAAACTTCCAGCAAGAGTCCGGCCAAATGAACTGGTGCGCGGTACGAGCCGGGCTGCATAACCCAATCGACCGTCGGTATGCAAGTGGCTAATCTCCACACTGCTTGCCACAGGGTCGCTCGTTCGAGAGGGCGGGCGGCTCTTTTCCTGAATTTGTGTTATTTCCTACAGTTGGGAATAACGGTATAATTTGAATCGTCTGGTTGGTAGCCGGACAGAACACAAACATTCCCGCGCGGTGCATCTTCGCCACTCATGGCAAACGGCTACCAACCTTGCACCGCGCGGGTGTTTTTTGAAAGGGTAGTCATGAGGACTCAAGGTGTTGGCAAATCAAGCCGGACTCCATTCAAGCATTTCCTATTGAACGAAGCAGTCGGAAAGATCGTCGGCGTGCTTGCCTTAAATAGACCGCAAGTGCCATGCAAAGCGAATCCATTTTTGATGGTCGATCTTTGCGGTGGCGATGGTCACGAACCTGAGGATGGATCGCACAAGGCATCTCCAAAGATCCTTAACAAGCATGGAGAATATCTATTGTTTCGAGGATTTGGTTTCAGTCTCGACGTTATCGAAAAAGACTGCTACACATTCGAGAAGCTTGTAAAAAACTGCGAATATATGAACACGAATCGAGTGTCGTTAATCAACGGCGATGCTAGGCAATATCGACTACCGACACTCAAAAGCAATCAGGCTGCGTTTGTGCATTGCGATCCTAACGCTGTTTCGCACATGCCATTAACAGGGCCGTTTGTCGATTCGTGGAATCGTCACACAAACTACCTAGTTACTCTCGGATGCAACGTCGGAGGGGCAAAGCGGCTTTCATACGATGAAAGGCTTGGATGGTTTGAGTATATCAGAATGCTTACCGATCATCTCCCAAAGCATCATGACGCTATGCTGTTCTGGTTGCAAAACGATGCTTCGATGTGGGCTTACTTGTTGAGTTTCCCGGCTACATGGGCTAAAGATTTTCAGTCGATGGCAACAAAAAAGGCATCTGGCTTTTGGCCTAAAGGGGTCGGCGCGGCAAGCTATCGAACCCAACGAGCGATTTTTGACGATCAAGTAAAGCAATTGTTTTTGACCAAGGAGGAATACAATGGAAACGCTTAACGATATTTTGGTTCATTATCCTGAGATTACTGCCGTACATCCTGCGTGCTTAGCGGTGCCTGAGATCAGCGACGAGGATCGAGAAAAGCTCGAGCATGACATCGCCTCAAAAGGGCTAATGGAAGATATTTTGCTGACTTCCGATGGGCAGTTGCTCGATGGTAGAAACCGCTTGATGGCTTGCTATCGCGGAAAGATCGAGCCAAGGTTCACCAAAACAAGCTCCGATCCTTGGGAGGTGGCATTCTCAAGGAATATTGCTCGAAGGCACTTAGATACCATTGATAAGTGCAAGTTTGCTGAGGCTTGGGCGGATGATGAAAAAGCTAAAGCGAAGGAGAGATTGAAAGTGCGTTTACCTGTGGAAACAGTTCCACAGGTAAAAGACGGAAAGTCTAGGGATTTGATTGGAGAAAAAGTCGGTGTTTCTGGCAGGACGTTTGAAAAGTACGAACAAGCTAAGCTTCACGCTCCGGCTGAAATTGTCGAAAAACTCGAGCGAAAAGAGGTAAGCATCAATGAAGCCTACAAAGAGGCTCAAAAGGTCAAGAAGCAAAAGGCTGCTTTGCCGGTTGAGAATCCTTTGCCACCATCGGAAAACCTTGTCCCGATCGTTACAGCGAAGGGCAAGGAAACGCTAATCCCAATGCCTAAGAAAGTGGTTTTCAATCAGACCAATGATTCGGTCGATTGGGCTTCTTGGACTTGGAATCCTGTCACTGGTTGCGAGCATGGATGTAAATTCTGCTATGCTCGAGAAATCGCCCACTCAGAACGTATGGCGGATTACTACCCGAACAAGTTCGAGCCGACTTACCACGGCTACAGGTTGGCGGCTCCAAGGAACACTTCAAAGCCTGATTCGTGCGATCCGAGAGATGGGCGGGTCTTTGTTTGCTCAATGGCCGACTTGTTTGGTAAGTGGGTGCCTGATGCTTGGATCGAATCGGTTTTCGATGCTTGCCTAAAATCGCCTCATTGGGAATACCTGTTCCTTACCAAGTGGCCGGCGCGATACTCGAGGATGCCGTTGATCGAAAAAGCTTGGTACGGTGCTTCGGTGATTCAGCAATCGGACGTTAAACGGGTCGAGGCTGACATGCAAAAGATCACAAGCGATAAGGTGGTCAGATGGATCAGTCTTGAGCCAATGCTCGAGCCGATCCAGTTTAACGATCTAGGATGGTGCGATCTTGTGGTTATTGGTTCTCAGACATCGACAAACCAACCGGATGGGCGGGTCGAAGAATTCGCTCCTGAGTTCGATTGGGTTTTTGATGTTGTCGCTCAATGCAAGCAGGCTGGGGTTCCTTACTATCTCAAGGAAAACCTTGGTTTGTCGAGGCCAGGAATGAAACTACCGAAGGGACTTCCTCGAGGGTACTGGAGATGAGTTACGCGACTTACACTGAGTATTTGGCTACCGATCAATTTCGGTGGGCTTGCGGCATCGTCGAGGAGCGATCCGGTGGGCGATGCGAAGCTTGCCGGAATCGGCCAGCTACCGAGTTCCACCATCTGCGATACTGCAAGTGGGGCCAATACGATCCTCCCGAAAACCTCGAGCATATTTGCCATCAATGCCATTGCGATAAGCATCGGTGCGTTAAGTGCGGGCAAGTGGCATTGAAAGCCAAGCATATCAAACTCGGTTCCTCTATTTGCGATAGGTGCAACGATGGCCGGTGATTGGATCAAATTTGAAATATCCACCTCCGAGAAGCCAGAGGTTTGGGCGATGGCTCAGGCTCTTGGGATCGATGCCGATGCGGTGGTCGGAAAACTGCTCCGAGTATGGGCATGGTTCGATCAACAGACTCCAGACGGTAACGCTGCGAGCGTTACCTCAGCGTTACCATCGCGTTACCAGGGCGTTACCTCAGGCGTTACCAAAGCGTTGCTAGATCGTAGAGTTAGCGTTACCGGATTCTGCGATGCGATGATTTCCGTCGGCTGGATGATCGAGTCCGAAGGTGTTGTCAGCCTACCGAATTTTGATCGGCACAATGGAAAGACTGCAAAAACGCGAGGATTGACCGCAAAACGGGTCGCAAGCCACAAAGCAAAAAGTAACGCTGGTAGCGTTACCTCCAGCGTTACCTTGGCGTTACCTAGAGAAGAGAAGAGAAGAGAAGAAATAAATACCCCCTTACCCCCACAGGGGGAACCCTCGAAGCCATCGAAGCGAAAACCGAAAACCACTGAGGGCCAGTGGATCATCCCTCAAGGAATGAACCAAGCTAAGATCCTAGAGGCTCTTGGTCACTTTGAAGAAATGCGCAAGAGCAAGGGCAAGCCAATCGCCAACAGGGAGAATCTATCCAGGATCTTTCCATCGTTCGACGATGAGGCTCACTTGCTCTACGCGATTACGTTTGCAACCGCCAACGAGTACCAAGGCATCAAGGTTGACTACAGGCCACCATTGCAACCAGGTCTACCATTCGCGCAGGATCCTCGCCGAAAGCCTCTTGAGGTTCGTCCGGAAAGGTGCTTCCAATGATCGAGCAGACATTGAAGGACGAAGAAAACCTACTCGGCGGGATTTTGTGCAATCCAGAAACGATCTACCAGGCGGCGGAGTTCGTTGACTCAAAGTCTTTTCTGTCCGATGGATTCGGGTTGGTGTTCCAAGCAATTCAAACAATGCTTCAAATGGGCGTACCGATCACTCGATCTAATGTCGCGATCGAGCTTGTTCGGGTCAATGCTGTTGATGCTATGGGAGGTGTTAAGCGGCTCATTGAGTTGCTGACGGATGGTCAACCGCATCACGTTTCTTACTACGCTGAAATCGTCGCAAAACATTCGAAGCGGCGTAACCTCATGGCGTTCATCGATCGGATTAAAGCAAAGTCGATCGAGGCTAATTGCGATCCTATGGAGCTCGCTGGTGAAATGTCTCAGGCTCTTGGGATTATGGGCGGCGAATCGGATCAGCAAAAGCAGATCGGAAAGCTTGTGGTTGACTTCTTGGAGGATTGCGAGCGTATCAAGTCTGATGGCGGGCAGATGGTTTTTGCGACCGGGATCGAGCCACTAGACTCGGCTCTTGATGGTGGCTTACCGGCTGGTACGATCACGATCGGAGCGAGGCCATCGATCGGAAAATCTGCTTTTGGTTCAGAGGCCTGCTATCGCATGGCGAAGTCTTTTGGCAAGCCGACTTTGTTTGTGAGTCTCGAAATGAACTTTCGGCAAATGGCTTCGCGGTTTGTTCTTCGCGGGTCTAACATGCGGGTCAGCGACTTGAACAGATTGAGTTATACCAACGAGCAACTTGACGCAGCAATGACTAAGGCTCTCCAAGACTCAGACACTCCGATGGAATTCTGGCACAAGCCATCAGGGACAATAGCACAGATCGAGGGACGCATAAGATCCGACGTTGCTAGGCGTGGCTGTAGGTGCGTTGTAGTGGACTACCTTCAGTTGATTCGGGCTCCAGGATACAGCGATCCAAAGCTTCGCGTCTCATTCGTCATGAAAGAGCTTGTTCGGATCAGCAAGGAATTGATGATTCCGGTTGTTGTTTTGGCTCAAGTAGGCAGGCAAGCAGAAGGTACAATGCCAACGCTTAGCGACCTAAAAGAATCGGGAAGCGTCGAGGAAGATTCTGACACAGTGATTTTGCTACATCGCGAGAAGCGGGATTCGGAAGAATTGCTTTGCGAGGTAGCGAAACAACGGAACGGAGAAATCGCAAAGCTAACATTAGCGATGCGAAACGGTGTTGTAATGGCGGTCAGCGAAGTAGCGACCGAGTTTCATAATGATTTTGGAGGGTATTGAGATGGCTAGATTTTTAATCGTTGACCTAGATACGGGTCGCATGGATGGTTGGTATGCTTTGCAACAAGACGCATGTTGGGCGGCTGAACAGCGACGGGTAACTGTTGGCGGTCGATGGATGGTGTTCGAGCTGTCGGACGCTTGCAAGCATAAGACTAGGCTCAATCCTGCGTTGACTCAGACTGCGGACATGGAGATGGATTTGCGATGAAACTTTCCGAATACTTTGCGAACATCGAGGATCTTAAATCCGAAAACAAAGACCTTCGCAAGCAGCTAGAGCGAACGAGCCGAAAGCTGACTGAATCGCAGGCAAGAACAAAAGAGTTATTCGACGCACTCCGAGCCGTCGTCAATAAAGACCATCCAGCGTTAAGGAGGAAGAAATGAAAGTCGGCGATCAGGTTTGGATCAAGGCTAAAGTGATTGACATTGAAGGTTATGCTGTGAGGGTTCAAGGTTACTTGGGTGAACAATCGTTTTGGAGTACCAAGAGAGACTGCAAACCCGTCGAGCCCGAAGCGGTTGAGCAACCTACAAAAAGAGAACTAACGGACGCGCAGAAGATAGCAGAGCGAACCTTAAAAGCGATTTGGGCAACTCAACCAAAGCCAGAGCCAGAACCAGTTGTCAAGCAATCCTTGACAACTGAAAGCGATCCGGTCAACCCATCGCACTACAAGCAATTACCGGCTGAGACGATCGACATTATTGAAGCGGCGATTGCCAAGGCGCCAAACAACAAAGCGGCGGGATTGCATTGGCAAGTGCTAAAGTACGCTTTGCGGTGCTGGTTCAAAAACGGCATCGAGGATCTCAAAAAGGCTCGTTGGTATCTCGATCGGTTGATCCAAGAGGAGGAAGCAAAGTGAGAATTTTCATTCCAGGCGAGCCGGTGGCGCAACCACGGCCAAAGGTCTCGACGCATGGCGGATTCGCTAGGGCCTACGTCGATGCAAAGCATCCGATACATGCTTTCAAACAGGCTGTCCAGTTGGCTTGGAAATCTTCGATCAATCGATGCTTGACAGGGCCATTGTCAATCGAGATTGTTTGCTGGTACTTAAGGCCGAAAGGCCATAGCAAGATCCGTCGAGCGAGTCGAGAACCTAAGATGAGCCGTCCCGATATCGACAATACGGCCAAGGGCATCCTCGATTCCTTGAACGGCGTTGCTTACATCGACGATGGACAGGTCTATCGGCTGACTGTCGAAAAGTGGTACGTTGGGCCAGAGGATCAAGTCGGGACATGGATCGAGGTAACACAATGACGCAACGCAAAAACATCTCGCAACCGGCGGACTTTTGGGAAGTTGTTGATCGCGCAGCCATCGAGCGAAAGACAACCAAAAGCCGATTGATTTTTGACGCCCTAAACGCTTTCCTCGGGCTCAATATGGAGCGAAAGAGGCAACCACGGTCAAAAGTAGCCAAGAAGAAAAAGACGCGCCCAAAACGAAATTAGGGCCGTTGCTTGCAATTTGCGGCGGTCAAGCCTAAAATGCGGGAAAGGAGTCAGAATTATGGAAAGTCTTTTCAAGTCCAAACGGTTTTGGGTATCGCTGGCAGCCGTTGCTGTCGTCGTCCTTAAGGACAAGGTTCCCTTGACTGAGGATCAAATACAGATCCTGGTTTACGCCGTTGGAGCGTGGGTGGTAGGTGAGTCGATTCGTCCAGTGGATCCAAAGCCAGAGGTGACCAAGTGAATCGCGTAAAATTTGCTGACAGGCTCAAGGCGCGTCGGGCGGCTCGTGAAATTTGGATTGCTCGCCGATCCGATCCAACTGTGGCTGACTTGGTTGCTAAGACCATCGACGGCGATGAGGAAGCCGGAAAGTTGCTCTTTGGATCGCATCCTGAGTTGGTCGGAATCGATCCGGCAACGCTTTTTTTGCTCATCCAGATCGCTCTTAAGCTTTGGATATGGTGGAAATCGCAGAAGGTCGAGAGCCCTTCGGAAGATGTCGCGGTCGGCGAGCCCTTCGATTCGACTGTCAGCGACGACGATAACGACTAAGCCCAGATCGCAACGACTACCTACTAACCTTCAATCCTTACAAGCGGGTTAGTCGGAGCGAGAAGGGCAATACACAAGGATGGATGATGGCTGACGAAAAGAAAAAAGAAAACTGGTTGCCTTGGATCGTCGCTGCGTTGGCGGTCTTTGCGATGTTGCGGAACCAGCAACCGCAACCGGATAAGCCACAACCGAAGGAGCTGAAGGCGGTCGTCTCTCAGACGTTGCCATCTATCCGATCGGCCTACAAGCAGGCGTTCCTTGAGGCGGCCAGCAAGATCGAATCGGGCGAAATCAAGGATCAGGAGCAATGGACAAAGTTCATTGCTGACAATGCAGGGGCCAAGCAGCGAGAGGCACTCGATCGAGTCTATGAGGCCATCGACAAGTTGGACTTGCCAGCGTCGTTCGTTGGCAAGGAATCGGAGATAGCAAAGATCAATCGGGAGATCGCTCAAGCATGGTAGACAAGCCCGATGGATCGCTACAAGCTTTGGTGATGGTCATTTGCCTGATGTGGCCGGTTGTGATTCCCATGATCGTTCTTGGTTTGTTGCTTGTCGTTGCGATCGGTTGGAAGTGCGGCTCAATCATCATTGAAGCCATCAAGACTCTAACCAAGAGGGTGTTTTGGGATGAGTGACCTTGAGTTCACAGGCTATGATCCAACCATCGAGAATCGAGACGCGATCAAAGCAGGCTCGACCGAGATCGCTTTCACCATGCGAGACTTTGCAGCTCCTGATGAGATCGATCCGCGGCCATTGATGCGGCACGACAAGCAGCTAAACATGTCGAGCTGCCAAGGCTTTTCTCTTACCAATGCTTGCGAGTACGTTTGGTCGTTGGTTCATGGCTCGTTTAGTGTTGATCGTCAGTTGTCGCAATTGTTTGCCTACTTGGAGTCCCAAAGACAGAGCCAAGGTCTACTCGGTCGCGATGCTGGATCGACCATCGAAGCAGGGCTCAAGGTTGCAACGTCAATCGGTATGCTTCCCGAGAAAGACCTGCCTTACTCAACGCCATATCCGAACAACGCTCGGACGCTCATTAACGACGATATGCGAATGAAGGCTTTTCCGTATCGGATCGGTTCCCATACTTGGCTTGATTCTTATGATGCCATCTTCCGGTACTTGGCAAGCGGTGTAGGTGCTGTCCATACCGGGACGCTCTGGAATGATAGTTTCTATAGTCGCAACGGTGTTTTGGAATCGGTCAGTCTTGGTCGCGGTGGCGGTCATGCTACAGCGTGGCTCGGCTACAGCAAGCGCAAAGACTCGCGCGGACGCAATTACATTTGGCGACTCAACAGCCATAACGATTCTTGGACTGAAATTGCCCCAAGTGTGATTGATGCTCTTTGCAGGCATCAATGGACGTCAATCGTTGGCGTGTCGGATCTTTCAACGCCAGGGCCACGGAAGGTATCTTGGATGCAGTCGAGGCCATTAGGATGAACCTCAGCAACGGAGAAAAAGGGATGTTTGCCGTGATTGGTCTTTGCTTGTTTAGTTGGTTCTTTGGATCGAGCCCCAAGCCTGATCCAACGCAGTGCGACATTCCATCGAGCGACTTGATTGAGCAGGTCGCAACTGTTCGAGATTCTCTAAAAGTTCAACCCGCTCCGATTGACGATCCCAAGCCGATACCAAGCCCATCGGACAAGCCATCGAAAATCGAGGTGCTTGTTTTCGTTTCCAAGAATTGCCCACCTTGCGAGCGATGGAAGCGGTGCGAGATGCAAAAGTTTTTGGATGCTGGATGGAGCGTCGGCATTGTTGAAGATCATCCGTTTCCGGTCACGCCACGGTTTGAAGTCTCCAAGGGATCGGATCGCAAGGATCACGTCGGTTACTTGTCTTTTGAACAGGCGAAGGGGTTGGTAAAGTGACTCAAGAAAGCTTGGTTTACATCATCGGCTCGGGCATGGTCGCAGCGTTAAGCACAGCAGTCGGAATCTTGTTTCGCTTGTTCGTCGAAGAAAAGAAAACCACTCGAAGCGATCTGCAGGAGTGTCGATCAGATCGCGAAAAACTTTGGGCTAAGATTGAGACCTTGCAAACTGAGATAGGTAAATTGCTCGGAGGTTGCAACAAGTGATTGAGTGGATCCTGTTTATCATCCTGTCATTCCTCGCAGCGGACTTCGTTGCCGGTGTTTTCCATTGGTGGGAAGATTCGTACCTAGATCAAGATACGCCGATTTTCGGCAGGCTCATCGGTGGGCCGAATCAGTTGCACCATAGCAACCAATACGCATTCCTCGAGGGCTCTTATTGGTATCGCAACTACACGACAATCATTCCATCGATGTTGGCTTGCGGCTTGTGCCTTTGCCTTGATGCGACGCGGGACGCTTGGCTTACGTTTCTGTTCTTGACGCAAGCCAATCAGATCCATGCTTGGGGGCACAGCAAAGGGAAGAACGGATGGTTGGTTTCGATGGCTCAACGGATCGGGATCCTACAATCTTGCAAGCATCATGCTGAGCATCATCGAAGCCCTTACCATATTCGGTATTGCGTAATGAGTCCGATGCTTAATCCGATCCTTGATGCGATCGGTTTTTGGCGGTTCGCTGAATATGTTGTTTTCATCACAACCAGAATTGAGGCTAGAGCGTGAATTACGAACCATTGATTGACGAACTTAAAAAGCCTCAATACCAAGGCACAAGCGACCAGCAAGCGGCGGACTTGATAAACGTGCTAAAAGTCATTTTTAAGCGATTAGTGCCTGTGGTCGAGGTCAAGCAGTGGGCTATTGAGGAGGCTGTTTACGCTTCGATTATACTTGGACAAGAATCATCCGACGAACGGATCAAGAAGCTTTGCATATCGATCGTTGGTTGGATCGACGATGTTGGCGGACGGGTGCAAAATGCAGACCTCGATAAGCAAGCAGCGATCGACATGATGCACGGTCTGGTATCGTTTGGCATTGCAACGCAAGCCCAAATCGAGCGGCTCAAGTCGCTACAGTGGAAGACAGTAAAGTGGACGGAATCGGTAGGATGGTCGCATGTTGAGCCCGGTCACGTTCAATCAGCAAGGAGCATGATGCAAAATGGCGTTGCCTGATAGTTTTAAGGTTTCACAAGGTACGGCGATTATTTGGGGTGAGGCTGGTGCAAGCGGTGTTACTCACACGCTATCGTTTGATGCGCTTGGCAATGGATCTGCGATCCAAGGTGCATCCGCGGATCTTGGCTCTGATTGGGATCGCGATTACGCGGTCTATTTGATTGTTGAGACCGGTACAGCTCCCACGGCTGGAAATACAGTCGATCTTTACCTTGTCAATTCCCGCGACGGCTCCGAGTGGCCTGCCAAGGTCACTGGAACTGCGGGTTCGTATACGCTTGGTACTTCGGATGCAAACCTACGTCAAGCAGGGCCAGCGGTTACCTCGCTAGTGGCAACTGCTGATGCAAATACTGTTCTTATTCAGGCTCCTGTAGTTTGGAGACCTATCGGGCGTTACGTTGCTCCGATTGCAGACAACAATTTAGGGGTGGCGGTCAGGGACGAAACAACGGCAACCGATAACGCTTCGCGGGTCATTCTCATTCCGCTTGTTGATAAGGTGGTCGAGTAGTGACTTGGCTTAATACGTCGGTACAAAATGGTTTCGCTCGGT